GTGAAGTTGTTCTGTTACGATAACGTCCTGAACATTGTAATCTAACATTTCTTCACTAAACTCAGCCCAAGCGTTCTCTTGCTTACCATAAGCACCTTTAAAGACTCCCAAGCGATAACCCCATGCTTCGAGCTTATGAGAACCCACAAGGTCACCGGGAATTTTGCCAGCTTTCATTAGACCGAAGTCTTTATCTTTAATGTTGCTGTATATCAAGCGCGCTAAAACAAGAGTGTCTATTATTTGACCACGATATTTTCGGTCAAAAATCACATCAGGGAAAAGTTTCTCTAAGGTCGGAATATCATAGTCGATAATGTTATGCCCACAAATAAAACCGCCTTGTCGGAGAACTTCAAGAAGTTTTAAGGCTCCTTGATGTACCCCGTCGTGGCGGCGATATTTTAGGACTTCATTATCAATTTTGATAACCATACAATGACCCTGAGTTACGTCCTGATACAGTCCGTTTGTCTCAATATCAAAGTAGGCAATCATAGATCAGTCTTCTAACTGATATTCAGTTTCCAGTTCTTTAATTTCCAATAAGACTTTAGCCCGAGCTTCAAAGAGAGCTTTTTCCACCTTTTGTAAGTTCTTACGGTCTTTTTCTGCACGATCAAATTCCATGTCGATACATTTATAGCTTACTTTCTCAAAAAAGAGAGCCAAACTTTTATAGATTTTTCTTAACATTGTTTATCAATTCCTTTCATATAGTGCCGTTTTGCGGCTTCTATTTGCCTTCCTTTAGCAAACGACGAGATTGGTTTCAAATAGCCAATAACCCTAGTTCCGTAGTCTAATTCTTTCGAGCCACAAGTATGGCATTGGTCATAGCGGGTTACCGGATCAATAGCCCCGCAAGACTTGCAGATGGTACAAAGAACGTTAGTTGTCCAATATGGCACACCAAGACGACACGCAATTTCAATAAGTGCTTTAGCTTGATTGACTGTCGGTAATTGACTGAGGTTCAGATGACAAGCCGCTCCACCATCAAGATATTGTGAGACATCTTCCGAATGGTACTTTAGTCTATCTAAAATTGTCAGTGAGTCATCCTCGACAGGAAAGAAGTAGCTATTGTAACAGTCACGTGGAACCCACAGCCCGTCTTCTGTATCCCACTTAGCATTTTTGATGCCAAGGTTTTCAGCCGGGACAAATTCAGTATTAAAACGAATGCCGTAAGTTTCACGAGCCTTTTTATTGTCTTCTTTTATTCCTTCAAGAATGACTCTAAGGTACTCAGGGTAATCGTTAGTTCCCATACGTTCCCGCATAGTGAACCATTCAAAACTTTCAAGCGCACCATTTATCCCGATAGTTCCAAACTGTTTGTCAAGCGCAATGTAACCTGCCTGATAAGATGGCAGGATACCTTTATCAATGTATTCCTGCACAATACTGTGAAATGCCACTAGATATTTATGGATACGGGCTACTGTCTGTTTAGGAGCATAGTAGTTATCTCCCTCACTAATACTTTTTTGCATAAGCCTGTTCAGGTTCATTGTAATAACTTGAAAGCTCCCTGTTGATACACCACCAGCACCCAAAGTATAACTGAAGGTATTGTCTGCCATTTCATTACGCAAGCGACAACAGGAAGACAAAGAGTCTGCTGAAGTGCTCTCATAGTGGAAGAAGCTGTGCCCTTTAGACATTTGTGTTGCCAACATTTCAGTAAACGTTTGGTCAACCGGAAGACGACTTTCAGGGTCTACAAGATACGCCGCAGTCAACACTGGGAACGTCAGCAGTTCCTTTTTTCGTTCATCTCTGAACCAATCCATGAAAAAACCTTGTAATTTCTTGATGCTTTCATAGTCAGGCTGAGAAC